GTGGTGGACGGTCGGCTCTAGACTTTTTGGCCCCCCTGGGGGTGGGTGGTATTCCCCACGCGCGTTTCGCCCAGGCGGCGGGGTCCTCCGGCGAACAGGTGGACGGTCGGCTGGCCGGCGGCCTCGAGGGCCTCGACCTGGCGGTGGCACGGGACGCAAAGGCCGGCCAGGTTGGCCAGGTCGAAGGCGAGCTCGGGGTTGGTAGCGAGGGGCCGGATGTGGTGGGACTCGCGGGCGGGAGGGGGGAGCTTGCCGTGACGGTTGAACGGATCGCGACAGAAGGGCTCGAGGTCGCGGTGGAGGGCTCGGGTTTGTTTCCAGGCTGGCGTGCCGCGGATCCTGGCGGCCTCGGCCAGGGATGGGTCGGCCTGGCGGACGGTGGCGTCCCAGGCTCGGGCGTTGGTGCGGCGGTGCTGGTCGCACTTGCCGGCCTGGACCAGGTTGCGGCAGCCAGGGTGCGCGCAGGGTTTAAGGGGGGAGCTTGGCATTTTGAGCAAATGAGGGTTGAGGGTCGAAACCTTCATCGGGTTACCCTCACCTCAGGCCGTATATATATACGGCCTGGTGAGGGTGTGAGGGTTGACCCTCGTGAGGGTGAAATGAGGGTTGGGTGAGGGTGTGAGGGTTCACGCTGCCGGAAGGTGGTGTTTCGGGTTCAGTTGGTAGGCGCCGAAAGCCGTGACGATGACCTCGGCCTTCTTCATTTCAGCGATCCAGCGCTCGACCGTGGACTGGGCTGGGGAGCGCTCAGGCGTGCTCCTGGCGGCCTTGAGAGCGGTGACCAGATCGCGCCAGGGAACGCTTTGACCAGGCTTGAGGACCTCCTCCGCCAGGGTGACCAATTCGACCAGGCGGGCGGCCGGCTTGGCGACGGCCTCGGCCGTGACGTGCATTTTGAGGTCGTCGTCCCAGCGGAAGCGGGGGCCGGTCTTCTTGTCGATCGGGGCGCGGCGTTGCTTGGCCGACCAGACGACCGTGACCTCGTCCTCCTTCTCGAGGGACAGGTTGGTCTCGGCCTTGCGCTCGATCTGGGAGCCGAGGTGACCGCGGACCTTCTCGGTGCCTGGGTTCTTGTGGATGACGCAAAGGATCGCGCAGTCGTACCGGATGGCCTGGGCGTGGAGCTCGGCGACGATGCCGTTGCACTCCTCGGCGTCGTTGACGTCCAGGACCAGGTCGGCGACGCCGTCGATGATGACCGAGTGGATGCCGCCGTGCGCCGCCGCGGCGTCGGCCATTGCAACGGCGACGGCTTTGCGGGCGATCTGGGCGGGAAGGTCGGCGACCGTGTACGCGTGGAGCCAGTCCGGCAGGACCTCGAGGCCGGAGCGGCGCTTTGCCCTGGCGACGGCGTGCCAGAAGTCGTCGGGGCTTTGCTCGGTGTCAAAGTACAGGAGCGCCTTGCCGGCGGCGTTGAAACCGGCGGCCGTGAGGAGGTCGGCGTCCGAGTCCTCGGGGACCATTGCCGAGGCCGTCAGGGCGGAGACCAGGGCCGACTTGCCGACCTTGGCCTGGGCCGTGATGGCAGTAAGGTTGCCAGGCGTGCAAATGACGACGCCGCCCAGGGAGTAGATCGGTCGGACCGGCGGCGGGACCTTGGTGGGGTCGAACGCGCGGGCCTTGAGGAGCCGGCGGATCCGGTCGTCCTCGGTCTCGGTGGTCGGCGCCTGGCCGTGCGGGTCGCAACCCTCGATCCCTGGCGGGTCGTCCGGCGAAGGCTCGACCGCGGGGATCTCGGCGTCGGGGACCAAGTCCCAGGGAAGGACCTGGCTGGCTTTCTGCCTCGATCCGCCGAAACCTTGCCGGCGGAGCTCGGAAGCCGCGCGGGAAAAATCGCCGCCGCACTCGAGGACCGCGTAAACGTGCCAGGGCCGGTACGCGTGGGCGGGCTCAAATTCGCTCGAGGAGGTGAAGACGTAAAACCGGCCTGGGACGATGTCCCAGGTGGCGGAGATGCCGCGGCCCTTGCCTGGGCGAGTCCAGTACTTGCCGCTCGAGCCAGCGGGCTTCCAGCCGTGGGCCTTGAGGAGCGCCGGCACGTCGGCCTTGGCATCATAGTCGTCGCCAGGCGTGAGCTCGCCGGCCCCGGCTGGCCTGGACTCGACCGGAAGGGCCTCGACCTCGACGGCCTCGACCTGGCGCTCGTCAAAGGACTGGGCCAGGGACAGGATCGCGTCGCGGTCGTCCTCGGTGATGGTCGGGATCGAGGACCAGTCGCCTTGCTCGAGCACGTAGCCGGCGGACGGGGCGATCAGAAAATACCCGCCCTCGCCGCGGGTCTCGATCATGGTGCGCTCGCGGGCGTGCGGGTCGGCGGCCTTCTCCTCGGCCGTTGCCGGCCGGCTGGCGAGTTTCTGGTTGCCGATGCGCTTGCCGGTGCAGCGCCAGACCAGGTGGTACCCGCCGGAGGGCGTGCGCTGGCGTATCAGTTGGCCGAGGACGTAATCCAGGCCGACCTCCTCCGCGCGGTTCGCGAATCGCGAAAGGATGCCGCGGGCGTACTTCTCGTCGAAGTCCAGGCACTCGACGCCGGCCTCGCCTCCTGCGATTAGGGCGATGCCCGCGGTCGGCCTGGCGAACCACTTGCCGAGCTCCTCCTCGGTGGGGAGCCGGTGCTGGTAGGGTTTCCAGGAGACGAGCGGGAGCTTGTCAGGTTTTACCGGCACGCAAGCCGAGCCGGAGGCGCGGAGGACGAGCGCGGTGGAAAGTGTGGGAGTCATTGCAAAGGGGGAATGGGTTTGAGTTGGCGCAGCTTGCCGTCGGTACCGAGTTTCCAGATCTCGCCATCGCGCCAGATGGTCGTGATGTCGCCGCGGGGCTCGGGTTTCGGTGCGGCGGCCTGGGGCTTCTGCTTGTCCAGGATCCGCCGGAGGGACTCGGGAAGTTTCGTCACGGCTTGCGCTTGGCGGCCTTGGCTCGGATCTGCTCGGCGACCTGGTTGCGGGTCGCTTTCGCGCGCTCGAGCGCTCGTTTCCAGTCAGGCGCGGTGATCGTTTGAAAGACCGCGTCGTACTTCTTTGTCCGAAAGATGTGGTCGTAATTGTCGCGGTACTGCTCGGAGAAACAGGACCGCGGGGAGTCGCCTTTGCCGTTCATGCGGAGTGATAAGGGCCAACGCGGCGCTTGCTCCAAAAATACCGGAAGCCGGCCTCGATCTCCTTGTGGATCGACTTGACCTTGATTTTTTTCCTCGGCCGCTCGTCGGTGAGCTTCGAGTCCCAGCAAGTGGAGACGGGGCGCTTGGGCGGACGTCCTCGTTTCATGCGGCCTCCTTGAGCTCGGTGATGATGTCGCGGGCGACCGGCGGGCAAACGGCGTTGCCGATCATATGTTTCGCCAGGGTGCTCGAGGCCGGCAGCCGGTAGCCGTCAGGGAATCCCATTGCGCGGCGGTACTCCTGGACGGTCAGCATCCGCATCCGGTCGCCGTCGATCAGAGCGTAACGGTCGCGCGTCGTGACGGTGCCGATCGGCCGGCGGAGAGACCGGCCGCCCTTCTCGTTGCCATAGTATGCCATGAGGAAACGCGAGCCGTGCTGTTTGCGGCCCTCTGCGACGCGCGCCTTGGTTGCCTCAACCTTGTCCTCGATCGAGGACCATTTTCCGCCCTCCTCGAGAATGGTCTCGGCCGCGACGTGCGGGCGTGTTTGTAATTTGAGCCGGAGTGTATGTTTTCCTCGCGTACAAATGACAAACACGCGGCGGCGGTGTTGCGGGACGCCGTGATCCGCGGAGTCGAGGACGTGCGGCGTCAGCGTGTAGCCGAGGCGCTGCATGGCGTTCTCCCAGGCGGGGAACAGCGTCCATTTCAGAAACTCCGGCACGTTTTCGACGACGGCAAACTCCGGCCGGTGGTACTCGGCGCAGGAGACGACGGCCCACGCGGTCGATCTGCACGCGTCGTGGTGCGGCCGATCCACTCCGCGCGCCCTCGAGTGGCCCTGACAGGCCGGAGATGCGAGGAGCAGATTGTGACGCGGGACGGCCGACCAATCGGCTTGATGAAGGTCTTGGCAAGCGTGCGCGGTCTCGGGGTGGTTGCTTGCGTGTACTTCAACGGCCGAGGGCCAGTGGTTTGCCGCCCAGGCAACCTCGACTCCGGCCATGCGCGCGCCCTCGGAGAATCCGCCAAGGCCGGCAAAGAGATCCACGGCTTTCATGCGGTTGCTCCTTTCATGGCCTCGCGGACTAGGTGGACGACGGCGAGCGTGTTGATCGCCTTGGGCGTGACGCGGAGGATGCGCCAGCCGAGGATCGCCGCGGCGTTGTACTTCTCGAGGTCCTTGAAAAAGCCGGTCGGGCTGTTGTGGCGGCCTCCGACCCAGATGCCGCCCTCAACCTCGAGGGCGAGCCGGTAGGCCGGCCAGGCATAGTCGAAACGCCAGCGGCGCGTCGGGTGGAATTTGTATTCGGTGAGGGGCATGGGGATGTCGTGTTTCTCCAAAAATTCAGCGGTGGTCATTGGTGTTCCGATTGATGGCATTTTTCGCATAGCACTTCGAAAGCGCTATTGGGTAACTCCCACGGAAGTCCGTGACCGTATTTCTTATGGTGAACGTGCAATGAAGATTCGGAATCTTCGCACGCTTCGCACCGAAATCGTTTAGCTTTTAATAGCTCCAAGCGCTTTCGCTGCCACTCGGGCAACTTCAACAGCTCAGGGTAAGTAAGTTTCCAGTATTTGGAATTTCTGCCTAAATTATATATCAAATCCAAAACCCACTTGCCTTCGCTATCATCGCACCGAAAAATCTCGTTTATTTCTGGGGCGTCATCCAAATCGGCAAAGAGTCCGCCGACTACTATTCCAGTGTATATACGTATATCTCTAACGCGATCTAGGTAATCTTGCGTTGTTTCTTCGCCCTTCTCGAGTGCTCTTTCTAGGCGGCAAATTTGTTTTACAACTACGCCCAGTTTTTCAGCGAGCCATGCGGCGTCTTCGTGCCCAGTCCATACTATTGGTCTTTTAGCCATTTTATTATTTTGTGCTAATGGTGTAGCCGAGGCGCTTATACGTGCGCGCCCTGGCCTTGAATTGGTTGTGCGCCAGGCCGGCGCCGCGGTCGGCGAAGTCGTGGACGGTGCCGAACTCCTTGCCGGCGTGGGGGCGCATTACGCGGCCGGCGCGTTGCTCGAGCTTGCCGGCCGAACGGCCGCCGGATGCCAGGACCAGGACCGAGGCCCTGGGCACGTCCAGGCCCTCGTCGGCCAGGGACGTCGCGATCATGCAGCGCAGCGAACCGTCGCGGAAGGCGTCGATCGCGGCCGCGCGTCTCTTTTTGCCGACCTTGGCGTGGACCAGGAGCGAGCCAGGGATGGCCGCCTCGAGCTCCTTGCCGTGATCGACCGTCGAGACGAGGACCAGGACGGCGCCCTCCTGGTGCGTCGCGAGCTCGATGATCCGGCCGTTCCGCGCGACGTTGGTGCGGATCGCCTCGGCCGTGAACTGCCAGCGCGCGCGCCTTTCGTGTTCGTCGCGGGGAATGTACGGGTGCCGCTTGGCGCGGACCTTTACCTCCTCGGCCGTCAGGGCGTCGATCTGGTCGTCAAATTCGCCCTCCTGGTCGAGGTCGTGGATGACGACGACGCCCTTGGTGATCGAGCCGCCGGCCATGACCTCCTCGCGCGGGACGACGTGGAAGTTTTCCTCGCCGAAAAATCCCTTGAGGATGGCGTCGCGTTCCCAGTCTCCGGACCAGGGCGTCGCCGAGAATCCCCAGACGACGGCCTGGGCCTCGGCAACGGTGTTCCACCAAGTACGCGCGGGCGTGTGGTGGGCCTCGTCGATGATGACCAGGTCGGCGCCGGAGACGTCCGGCCGCGCGGCGACGCAGTGAACGTCGAGCGCGACCGGATCCGGCCATTTCATGCGGAGGCACGCCGCGCGGGCCTGTTCACACTGCTCGCGGGTGTTCGCCAGCCAGACAACTCGGCCGAACGGCTCGGCGACTTGAGAGGCCGCCGCGGCCGCGATGATCGTTTTCCCACTGCCGGCCGGCGCGACGATGAAGCCGCGACGGCGAGGCAGGAGGAACTCGACCGAGGTTGTCTGGTAGGCGCGGAGCTTCACGCGAACGGGACGGACTTTCGGGTCGGGGCGGCGGCCTTGGGGGCTTCGCGCGGGATCCGCGCGGCCTTGGCCGAAAGCGCCTTGAGGAACTGGCCCTGGTTGTCGATCGGCTTGGACGTGCGCGGGGCGTTGATCCACTTGACGCGCAGACGCTCCTTGCCCTCGTACTCCTCGGTCTCGACCGTCAGCGAGCACGGCTTGCCGGCAACCTGGTCGATGACGGCCTCGAAATTGCCGTCGAACTCGAAGGCCTCGCGCAGCGTGCGCAGTGAGCCAGGGAGCGCTTTCTCGGACAGGTAAAGCCAGCCGGTGATGTGCTCGCCCTGGTCGGTAGAAAACTGGAGCTCCAGGTAAGGCGTGCCGTTTTGGCTTTCGCCAAACTCGGCAGTGGAAACGGTGGCCGCGTAACGGCCTGGATTTTGGATTGTAGGCATGGAATTTATCGGACGTTGAGCTTCGCCTCGCGCCAGTGGCGGAGGCCTGGGACTTGTAGGTTGGGGTTGGCGCGCAGGATCGCGCGGATCGCGGTGCCGTTTGGCTCGAGGTTGACGAGCTCCGGATGCGCTCCGAAAAGCGCGCGGATGTCGGTGACCTCGAAAACAACGTCCTCGCGGACTTGGGTGCCGGCCTGGCGCGTGTTCACGGCCGCGGCCTGTTGACGTACGGCGACGACGGCCTCGGCGGCCTTCTCGAGCACAGCGTCGCTTGCGCGATCGGCGGCCTCCGCGGTGGGAGCCGCGGCGCGGGCCTGGACGGCCTGGCGCTGGGCCTCCGCGGCGATCCGGCGGGCCTCGAGCTCGGCCTGGTATCGGGCCTCCTCGACCTTGCGCCGCTCCTCGGCCTCGAAAGCGCCGAGGACCTTGGAGATCCGGCCGGCCTCGGCAGTCGCCTTGTCGGCGAGCTCCTTGGCCAGGGCGTCGATCTTGCGGCCGACGTCCAGGACGGGCGCCTTGGCGGCGACCCGCGCGCTCTCGATGGAGACCGTGAAGGCCTTGAGGTCGCGGAGCACGTTGGTCGCGTCGTCGGCGTCGATCCGGTCCTTGACCTCGGTGACGATCGCGGAGCGGTGGAGGAGCTCGTCGCGTTGCCGGCGGGCGTCTGCGGCCGTGGTGATCTGGGCGGCGTTCAGCGCCGGCGTGATGACGATGGCGTCGCTCATGCGGCCTCCTTTGAGTCGCGCGGGATTTCGTTGTCCGTGCGAAGTACAAGGACCGGCGTCTTGGTTTTTACCCAGAGATCGGCCTCCTTGAAGAATTTGGCCGGCACGGATTCCAGCGCCTCGCCGATCGTTTTGACCGGCAGCAAGCGGCCCTTCTTTGATGCGTTGAAGTCGTAGGCTCCGCGCAGGATTCGGTCCTGAGTGGTGGCGACGCTTTCGTTTTCTGGGATCTGCAAGACCCAGCCGACCAGGCACCCGCTCGGTATCACGCCGTTGGGATCGCTGATGAGGATCGCAAACTGCTTTTTGACGGCGGGGGCCGTCTCCTCGCCAGGCTCCGGTTGCGCCTCGAGGTTTAGCTCCTCGATGATGCGGCGGATGATAGCGGGATCGACCTGGTTCTTTTTTATGACCTCGGCGACTTTGTTGATTTCGATTTTCATGCGGCCTTCTTCGCTGGTTTGCTGTGCGCCAGGACGGCGCCCTTGAGTTTCTCGAAACGATCGACGACCGAGTTGGCCTTGTCGGAGTCGAGCTCGCGCCAGGGCGCCCAGCCGACGTGTCGGAAGTACGCGTTGACCGCGGCGTCATTGTCCTCGAGCCAGGCCAAGACGGCCGGCGGGAAAACGTAGCCGGCGGGCTTCGCGGCCGTGATGGCCTCGAGCTTGGCGACCAGCTTGCCGGCGACGCTTTGCTCGATCTCCTCGAGGTCGAGCGCTTCGCAATATGCCAGCGCCTCCTCGATCAGTGCCGCGGCGCCAGGCTTGGACTTTGCGGCCTGGATGGCGGCGACCTGGAGGGCCGTGGCGCGCTCGGCCGGCGCCGGGTCTGCGACGACGGCGGCCTGGACGTCGGCCTCCGCTTTCGCCGCGGGCGTTGCCGGCCGCGGGGTCGAGCTCGAGAACAGGTGCGCGATCTTGGCAAATTCCATCGGGAGCTCGTCCGGCAGACCGAAGCGGTTTTTCGCGTCCCAGGCTGCCGAGTGTACGCAGTGCATGATCCGCTCCTTGCCGCCCTGGGCCTTGAGCCGGCCGTCGGTGCCCTCGACGACCTGGATGCGGTAATTGCAGAAGAGGACCAGGTCTGCCCACTCCTTGAGGAGCGGCGCGACTTGCTTGGTGAGCTTGAGCTCGTAGCGGTCGAAGCCGTCGGTCTGGTCAGGCGGCGACGTGCGCGTGACCTTCGCGTGCGCAACGAAAACAACGTGGACGCCCTTGGCGATCAGTTGGTCGAGTTGCGCCAGGAATCGGACGACGTGCTCCTGGATGATCGTGTACCCTTTCCCGTACCCGAAGTCCTCGATCGACTTTTTGCCGGCCTGGCGGAGGACGTGCTCGATGAGGGCCTTCTCGAGCCAGTCGGCGGTGTCGATGACTACGGCCTGGAATCCCTGGGCGTCGGCGATGATCTCCTTGACGGCGTGCTCGATGGCACGCCAGTCGAGGGCGATGACGCGCGCGGCCTCGATCTGGCCGGTGCCGTCCTCGGTGTCGATTATGAGTGCCTCGGGGATTTTCGACGCGAAGGTCGATTTCCCGATGCCCTCGGTGCCGTAGATGACGGCACGAATGGCGCCTTGGCGCTTGCCTCTGATGATCTGCAATGGCATGGTGTTTTTAGTACTAGGTTTTCGGATGCGCCCTGGCCGTTGACGCGGTCAGGGCGTTTTTGCCTTGAGGGGCAAAAATTGAACGGGGCCGGATGCCGGCCGGAATCAGTCCTCGAGCTCGAGGATCTTGGGCTGGCGAAGGACGCGGCGCTTGGCGGCGGACGCCAGGAGCGCGACCAGGAAGACCCAGAAAATGACGGTCGCCAGGAGCGCGATGACCAGGGTGCGGATCCAGGCCGCGACCTTGCCGGCGAAGATGATGGCCAGCGTCACGGGCGGCCTTTCCAAAGGGCCGCAAGGCCCTTGAGTGCGGCGACGTACAGGAGGAGTCCGACGCCCAGGGCGGCGAGCTTGCCCGAAAGTCCCAGGCCGACCGCGACCAGCGCGATGCCGGCCGCGAGGACGACCAGGAGAGAGAGGAAAAGTTTGGTCTCGAAAGTCATGGCTCACTGTTTCTCCGGCCGTTCGCCGGACTGCGCCCAGGCGTAGCAAAGGAGGTAGCCGTGGGCGTCGATGAGGTTGTCGTCCTTGTGCGCGTGGACTTCGCGCGCCAGTTTGAGAGCGACCATGCAGAGGATCGCCTCCTGGGGCGTGATGTCGCGCTTGAGGATCGGGTGCAAAAGGCCGGACCAGAGTTTCGCGACCTTGGCGTAATCGTCCGCGGGGTTGCCGTAGGACGCATTACGATCGCCAAGGACGAGCTCGGCCGCGGTGGTGGCGTGGTTGCTCATTTCTTCTGCTGGCGTTGGAAAAAATCGATGGCGGCGTTGACGGTGTCGCCGTCGTGGATGCCGGTGTCGCGGGCGAAGCGGAGGGCCTCGGCCAAGGTTTCGGCGGCCTGGCGCCAGCCGTTGCGCTGGCGGAGGAGCGTCGCGTTTTCCTCCTCGAGCTCGGCGATCTCGATCTCGAGGTCGTCGGATGAGTTGTCGTACGGGGGAGTCATGCGGCGCGGAGTCGGCTTTCGCGTTCCAGGGCAAGGTCGAGTTGGTCGCGCGAGTACCGGCCATGCACGGCGGCCTTGATCCGCCAGCGCTTGCACCAGTCGTGAAACGCGGCCTCGGATTCGCGCTTAACGTACGCGCGGGCCTCGGCCCTGGTGAGGACCCGCTCGTTGCGCATCGACTGCTCCGCCTGGAGCTCGACGACGCGGCGCGCGATGGCCTCGATGTCCTCGGTCGAGATCATTTGTCAGCCTTGGATTTCCTCGAGGGCCTTGCGGCCGGTGCAAACAACCTGGACGGCGGCGACCACTGCCAGGACGGCGAACGAAACGGCCGCGAACGCGGCGAGGATGATGGAGCGGGTGGTTTTCATGGGGTGAAAAATCAAGCGGCCTTTTGTGCGGCCTTGGTCTCCTCCTGGATCCGCGCCTCGAGGAGTTGCGTGACCAGTTGCGAGAGGGAGAGGTTTCGCCGGTAGGCGATGCGCGAGGCCTCTGTTTTGATTGGGAGCGGTAGGGTCAGGTTGACCGGCCGCACGTTCTTTCTGGGTCTTGCCATGTGGGGGAGTGGGTATCCGTTTTTCTTGGACGCATTACGTACGTATAAAATACGGGACACAAGAAAAAATTTGCGCTCCCGTGTTTAATGCGCATAAAACTATTGCATGGCCCGACCGATCAGAGGCGCGAGCAAACGCGCGGCGAAACTCACTCTCTCACTCGAGCTCGAGCAGAGGGAGCGTTTCCATGAATACGCGAAGCGCCAGGGCAAGTCGCTCGTCGAGATCATTTGCGAGCTCCTCGAGCGCGAGATCGCGCGGGAGGAGATGCTGCGTCGTGATCCGAAGACCGCGCGCGAGCTCCACGTCCTCGAGCAAAGCGTGACCGCAGCCTTGCAAGCGCTGCGAGACACGCGCGGCGACGGCGCGGCGAAACGTACGCAAAAATAGTTCTGGCCACTGTCGCGAGCGCGACCTGGTGCGCGGCGCAGTGGTGGCACAAGTTGTGGGTGGGCATGGGAAGAGGCTGGGAAAGTTGCTTTGCGGGGTGATCGCAACCGCGACTTATACGTAATTCGTCGGTGCGCAGTCCGTAACAGTACGGCATCGGGTGGGACACTCGTTGTCCCACCGTCAAAAACCGGCTCGCTCCGGCATTATTTGCCGGCGAAAACGCCAGGCATGGATCCGCAAGCCGTCCCAGCCGTGCTCCTCTATTCCGTCGCCCTGGTGATCGGGGCCTTCTGGCTTTTCCTGCCAGTGATGATCTGGTCGAAACTCCGCGAGGTGGTAAAACTACTCAAAGAGATTCGCGACGCGTCGAACGCGACGGCCGAGAATACCCGCCGGCCGGACCAGGCGCCGCGCGCCTCGAGCTCGGTGCGCTACGGGTGAAGCGCGAAAAACTTGTCGGCCTCCGACTTGGTGGCGAGGCCGCGGTAATGCCGGTAAAGCATGGTCGGGTTGCCTTCATGGCCGAGCCAGTGCGCGACCTTGCCGGCGTCGGCCGCGTACGCCAGGGCGTACGTCGCGAACGTGTGGCGCGTGCCGTCGTGCGGCCAGTCTTTGCGCGAGATCGCGTCCTGGGCGCGCTCGATCGCCTGGCGTGACCGGCCAGGGGAGATCGGGTCGGAGTCTTTGCCAGGCTCGAGCCAGGCCCAGAGGGTCGGCGGGAGTTGCTCGATGATCCGAGGCTTGCCGGTCTTGGCGATCTCAGCGGGGATCCGGATGAGCTTCTCGTCGATTTTGACGTGCTGCCAGAGGAGCCGGTCCTTGTCCTGGCCGGCAAGCTCCTCCGGCCGGACGCCGGCAAAGAGCAGGAGCGCCAGGGCGGAGCGGTACGGGCCGGCCGCGCGCATGATCTGGGAAACCTCGTTGACGGTGAGAAACTCGGCCTCGCCGCTGTTGGCCGGCGCCGTCGTTTGCAAGCCGATGGTCGCGTCCACGCCAACCAGTGGGGGCTCGGAGATGAGGCCCCAGCGCCAGAGGGCGCGGATCGCGCGCGCGATGCCGGCCTTGGTGCCCAGGGAGAGCTTGAGTCCGCCGAGCCAGTCGAGGATCGCCGCGCGGTCCACGTCGTCGAAATGCCGTTTGCCGAAATGCACGCCGAAGAGCTTGAGCTTGGATTCGTACCAGTTGACCGTCGCCGACCGGCTGCCGTTGGACAGGCGTGAGCGGACGAACTGGTCGATTGCCTCCTCGATGGTGATTCGTTTGATTGCACGCCGGCCGGAAACGGCGCGTCGCGCGGCCTCCTCGAGCGTGATGCCAGTGCCCTCGAGGAGCCGGAAAGCGGCGCGCGCGTCGATGCGTTGGGCCGCGGAGAGGGCGAAGTCGGTGCGGTTCATGCCGCAGAGGATTCCTGTCCCTAGCGTCAGCCGTCAAAGCCGAAATCCGGCGAAATTTCCAAGCACTTACGCGAAATCCACCTCCGCGAGTTTTTCTCGAGGAGGTTTTGTAAGTATTTGGTGCCCAGGGCGGGACTCGAACCCGCACTCCCTTACGGGAAAGGGATTTTAAGTCCCCGCCTCTTTGTTGAGGTGCAATTACTTGCGAGAGCTCTTGGTCGCGTGTTGCGGTTTTGGACGGAAAAACAGCGTGACAACTCGAGTCGGTCCGAGCCGGCCGGTCGCTTGCTCGAGCACGCCGGCCGCGACCAGGCGCTTGCAATGGTAGTCGATGGTCGTGCGCGTGACGCCTTTCTCGGCCGCGAGCTCGGCGAGTGTCTTCCAGCCAGGGCCGTCCGGCCTGGATTCCTGGCTGCGATTGCCGAGCGCCTCGGCCCAGAGGGTTTCCCAGCTTTGGTTGCCGACGACGACCGTGTCGTCAGATCGCGACGGCTTTGGCTTGCGGTGCATCATAAAGGCGGCGGCGGACGGCCGGCAGTTGGCCGTCGGGGATTCCGGTCCAGTCGAGGAAATAGGCGCCAGGCTTGCAACGGGCGGCGCCGACGACCTTGTGGCCGTGCCTGGTGAGGCCCTGCCAGGCCGGCGTCGCCAGGCAGAGGCCGTCGTTGACGACGATGTGGCCGGCGACGTGCCGGTGCGCGACGCAAAGGATCCGCGGCTGGACCTCATTGTTGCGGGCGGCGTGGAGTTGCTCGGACGCGAGCTCCATGCCCAGGCCGTTGGACTCGAGCCAGGGGCGCGAGGTGGTCGAGACGTGATGCCTGGCGACCAGGCGGACGCCGCAAATGTCCAGGGCGAGCCGGTCGAACGAGTGCCGGCCGTTCTCGGGGTTGGGCTCGGCCTTGAGGATCTTGCCCAGGGCGGCCTCGATGTCGCCGACGTGACATTCGGTGCCGCGCGTGACGAACGTCTTGGCCGCCATTTTGACCAGGGGCTCGAGCACGGCCTCGGCGACGGCCAGGTGGTCGGAAATGTTGCGGCCGATGATCTGGTCGGTCCGGTGGTGGTCTCCCTCGATGAGGTCGCCGTTGAGGATGAGGGCGAAGGGCTCGCCGGCCGCCTCGGCTTTGAGCCAGGCAAGCGTGTCGAGCCAGCACGCCCAAAACCAGCGTTGCAAGGCGTTGGGCCGGACCTCGAGGCCCTCGGCGATCGTGAGCTCGGGCGGACAGAGTGCGACCGTGGATCCGCTGTGAAGGTCGCTCAGGATCGCGACCTTGCGGATGGGTTTTGCGCGTCGCATGGTCAGACGTCGATTGCGTCGGCGAACACGTCGGAGCCGAAGTCCGAGACGACCGGCTCGGCCTTGGCGGCCGTGTACAGTTGCGCGATGACGTCGTGGTCCTCGAGCGCCGCGTTGCTCAAGTACAGGTCGAACTTGTCGCCGGTCAGGCGGAGTTTCGCGATCCAGGGCGTCAGCGGTTGCTTGCCGGCCGCGGCCGCGGATGCGTCCAGGTAAAGCGCGAAGAGCGCGACGGCCTCGCGCGTCGCGCGGTCCCATCGGTACGTGACGAGGCGGGAGTAATTGCCGGAGACGCCGCTCGGCAGGGTGAGAGTTTTTTGCAGGGCCATGTTGGTCAGGTGTAGTCGGAGAACTCGACCGAGAAGCGGTGCAGACCGCTCGGGACGTTGGTGCCGTCGAGCGTCGTGATCCGGACGACGGCGTTGGTGCTGGAATTGCCGGCCGCGTCGTAATCGTAGGCCGCGACGAGGTTGGCGTTGTTGCTGCATTGCGCCCAGCCGTTGTCCGGCTTGGCCGAAAATCCGCGGTTACTGATGTCCACGTTGATGTTTTCCGTCAGCGCTCCGCCGGTTAGGGTTCTGACGACCGAGTCACTGAAGACGACGTTGACCTGGCGCGTGCTCGAGCCGCCGCCGGTTTTGATTCCGGTGGTGGTCAGGTCGGTCGAGTCCTGGGCGGCGATGCTGCCGGCCGACAATTTGACGACCGAGTTGAGGTTGGTGGAGGACCAGGCCGCCGCCGAGGTGTTGCCGCTTCGATCGACCGCGCGGACCGCGACGTACTGAGGAAGCAAGTTGAGCGTGTAGTAGTAGAAACGGGCCTCGGGGATGAGCGTTGTGTCCCAGGTAATGCTCCCCAGGTAACTCGTCGCGTAGCCGATTTGATAGCCGACGACGCTTGGCGTTGTTGAGGGCGTCCAGGAGATCCGCGCACCGTAGTACTGGGCCTTGGTGGTCGGGGTGAAGGACGGCGGGACCGAAACCGAGCTCGAGGGCGAGTCCGCCGTCACGCCGGTCGGCGCAGCCGGTGCGGTCGTGTTGGTCGGCGCGCTTTGCGACAGGAGCGTCGTGATGCTCGAGGACGCGCCGGAGAAGGAAAAGGCCTGGAGGCCGAAATCGTAGGACGTGCCAGGCGTCAGGTCGTCAACCGAGGTCGTGCCGCCGCCGGCAAAGGCCTGGTTGCCGATGATCCAGCCGGAGGCGCCGGCCTTTCGGTAAAGGACATTAAAGCCGACCGCGCCGGTCGGAAGTGCCGGCAAGTTGAGGACGATGAAAGCTAGGCTGGTGCCGTCGCTCGCGAGACGCGTTCCGCTGCTGTTGAGCGTGAACGAGGCCGCGCTGGGAGCCCCTGGAGCGGTCGAATCGACCTGGCTGGCCGGCACGGCCGATGTCGTCGCGTTTGCGACCGAGGAAACGGCGGAGGCGTTGTTGCTCCGGTCCACTGCCGCGATCCAGTAATAATACGTCGTCGCCAGGACGACGTTGAGATCGACGAAACGGGTGCTCGAGACGGTCGCGACCAGGGTGGCCGTGCCGCTGTTGTTCACGGTGTTCCGGTAAACGCGGTACTCCTCGAGGTCGGACTCGGTGTTTGCGTTCCAGGAGACCGTGACCGCGAGGCCGGTGCCGGCAGACGCCGAGACGCCGGTTGGCGTTGCCGGCGCGGTGGTGTCGTTGGTGACCGTGTAACTCGAGACGGTGGCGTAATCGTTGAGAGTGGCCGTGCCGCCGTTATTCGACCGCACGCCGGCCGAGCTTTGGAATTGTACGCGGACGTCGTAAATCGAGCCGACCGCGACGGCCGTGATGTAATCGACGACCGCGTCGCCGCGTTGCTCGGACCAGACGATCCAGTCGCTCGACGAGTGGAGCTTGTACTCGAGGCGGACTCTTCCGCCCTGCTCGACGTACTGGTTGCCGGCGGGATTCCAGGTGACCTTGATGACAGGGACGTACGTGCCGTCGGCCTGGCGGTAGGAGTCCGACGCTAGGGTGAGGCCGGAGGGAGTCGGGACCGCGAACGGATCCGGCAAGTCGGTGTTGGGGGCCGGATCGACGACCGTTTCCTCGCCGTTCGCCCAGTTCCAGACCGCGGCGGCCGTCTCGCGGAGGACCAGGTCGCAGCCGAGGTACGGGCCGCCCTGGCCGTTGGTCTCGAGCGCGAACGAGAAGCCGAGGACCTCGAAGGTTTTTGACGACCAGCCGAAACGGTCGTGCGTGACGCGGATGACGTCGGTGGGCTGGACTTGCATGGCCGTCAGCTTGCACTTCGCGGTGAAGGTGATGGTCTGCCGCGACCGCTCGAGGATGATTTTGGCCAGGCGTTGCGCGCAAGCCGGCGAGGTCGTGAATGGGAACTCGACGTCGTGCCAGAGGCGCTCGTCGCCGTCCTGGGTCTTGTACGTCGCATTTGTGACCGGCGGGAAGTCGGCCGGCTGCCAGTTGTTGTCCTCGGCGATGTACACGCCCTTGACGCCGTTGCAGAGGTCGCGCCGGCTGGGCTTGAACTGGACGCCAGTGAGGGCCGCGCGGAGGTCCGAGTCGGTGATCGTGACGGTCGGCGTGCGGTACGCGCCCGCGCGGATGACCCATTTGCCTCCGATGAAAATGCAGTCGCCGGCCATTGCCGACTTGATGCCCTCGATGCCGTCGGCCGCGACGACCTTGGTGGTGATGATGCCGTTGGCCTCGTACCGTTTCTCGGTGGTCGAGTCGGCCAGGACGACCGTCTCGTCGCAAATGTTGGCGGCCTCGGTGACGGCCGTGGTGTCGATCTCGGCGTCGGTCGCCTTGAGGCCGTAGTTTCGGACGACGGTGCCGGCGCCGTTGCGGGTCGGCACGCCGCGGACCCAGTCGAGGAGGCAGAGGGCTGCGTTGGCCGAGTACTTCCAGGTCGAGGGATCGCTCGAGCTTTGCGTGCCGTCGCGCGGGTCCCAGACTTTGCGGCCCTTGGTGACAACGTAGATCTCGGGGATGCCGGAGAAAAGGTCGGGGTTGTACTTGAGCCGGAGGTACAGGTACGCGATGCCGGCGAGCTTGTGGTTGGCCGTCCAGCCGGTGACCTCGGAGGTCAGGAGCGAGTCGGCCGTCTGGTTGTACGTGCCCAGGTGCTTTTTGATTCGCACGTATCCGGACCACTTGCCGGTGCCGTTGCCGGAGGCGTCGAGCGAGACGAGCTCGTCGTTGAAATAAGTGTCGCCGAGCTCCTCGACCTCATGGCTCGCGACCAGGAGCAGGGCGTGCAAGTACTCGTTTTTGGTGCCGGAGGTGCCGGCGGGGTAAAACACGCCGGAGACGCGGCGCCGGCCGTAAATTATCTGGCGGGCCGCCGCGGGGTCGCGGACGTTGACCTCGGTGCCGGTCTCGCGGAGAGACGCCATCGAGTTTTTCGGCGTCAGTGCGCGCGAGATCGTGTAGTAAATGGCGGCCTGGGCGACGTAGAAAATGCCGGTCGCGATCGCGGAGGCGACCGAGACGCTGGCGACCGTGACGGCCGCGGCGTACGAGGCGGCGGAGACCCAGGAGGCGACGGCGGCGACGACGGGAGGCATTATGCGACCCTCCAGGCTCGGCGGATCTGATCCGCGCGGATAAACTCGACGCCCTCGGGGCCGGCGAACGCTGCGCAGTGGCCGAGCCAGACGCCCATTGCTGGACCGTGGCGGGTGTCAGTGGTGACGATGTCGCCGCGGCGGGCGAGCGCCAGGGCGACCTCGGTGGCGCCGACGTGCTCGAGCTCCTGGGCGGCGATCGCATCGACCTCGCCGTGCGAGTCGATGGCCGCAAGGGCGGACCGCGGTGAGGTGACGCGCTCGCGAAAGCGGGCCGCCAGGTCCACGCCCAGCATGATCGCGAGCCAGTCGGCCGCGAAAAAGGCGCAGTTATTGGTCCGCCAGTTGAAAGGCTGGCGGCGCTTCTCCTCGATGAAGAGGTCGAGCTTGAGGGGCCAGTTGTCGCAGCGTGTGGGCATGGTTACTCGAGATTGTCGGGGGTTTGGCTGGATCCGCCGCCGCCGGCTCCGGCGTAGGCCGCGACCTTCTGGGCGCCCCAGACGAAGGGCGTGGACTGCGCGGTCGGCATGAAGGCGAGGCCCTCGTCGCCAGGAAAGTCGATCTGCTGGTCTTCGTGAGTGTACCGGCGCTCGTTGTTGCGCCGGAGGTCGATCATGCGGGACTCGGCTTGTACGCGGATGACCGCGGTGTCGGCGCCGTCGTCGATCTCGAGGAGGTCCATGCGGCCGGCAAAGACCTGGTATGGGTCGGCGATGACGTTGCCGGCGGAGTCCAGGGCGGCGAACCAGAGCTTTACGTCGCGGCCCTGGTAGTTGTCGGAAATGACAGTCGAGATCAGCGAGCTCGGCACGCCGGACAGTTGAAACGAGACGCCGGAGGCCTTGGCCTCGACCGACTCCTCGATGGGAGAGATCGTGCCCAGGTTGCCGAGGCCGTTGTACGTGTTGCCGCCCCAGACCTTGTCGCCGATGCCCGACCAGACGCGGACGGGGCCGGTGTAAAAGTCGAAGAAGGCGAAGAAGGCCGGCGAAAGCGCCGAGGCCTGGGTCTCCGCGCGTAGGGATGTGGTAAGGTCGCGACTCACGGGATGGAAACGGCGGAGAATTTGAGGCCGTAGCGGTGGGCGACATCGACGGACCAGTCCTGGCCGTCGGTCGTGAGGGCGAAATTGCCCTTGGGGAAGGTGGTGACGATGGCCGAGCCGTCGGCCCAGGCCGTCCGGACGCGGGGCCAGAGGGTCAGCGTCGCGACGCCGGATCCGTTGCTGTTGGTGTCGGCAAGGACCTTGTGGAGCCGAGCCGTGGAGCCGGTGCCGAACTGGACCCAGTCGCCGGCCTTGAGGATGCCGGTGACGCTGGCGGTCCAGCCGCGGGTCGAGATGTCCTCGCCGGTCTGGCTGCCGCCGTTGACGACGGGCGTGCCGGTGGCGGTGCCGCGGGGCGCCTTGTTGGCCGAGTCGCCGAAAAGGAAAGTGCCCTCGCGGCCGTTGAGGGAGCAGAGGGCCGCGACCAGGGCCTCGGCCTCCGCGCGGGCAAGCGGCGCGTACTCCACGTCGAGATTCCAGACCTGGCCCTGGTGGCGCTGGACCTGGCGCTCGAGCGTGTACGGCGACGACGCGACCGCGACGACGCTTTGCTGGCGGATCGTGATGGTGCGCGTGCCGGTGGTCGGCAGGGAAACGGGGAAAGTCGTGGGCATGGGTTAAACGAAGGCTTTGCGGTACGTGCCGCCGCGCTGGACCTTTTCCATGACGCTCGCGACGGTGACCCGCTGGATCTCGGGAATGATGGCGGAGAGCTCCTGGCGCGTGACGCCGCTTTGGAAGTTGTACGTGAACTGCATGGCCGGCGCCGATCCGGACCCTCCGCGGAGGGACGCGTTGGGGATGATGCGTCCGGAGGAGTCAGGGACGAAGAGCTCGGGGCCTTTCTCGCCGACCATGTACGTCGAGCCGCCGGCAACGGGGCCGCCGATGGCTTTGCCAGGGATGACGGTGGGAGTGCCGGCCGTCGCGGTGCCGCCGACGGTAAAGAAACTCGAGAACAGGGACGAGATGCCCGACGCGAACGGCTTTATCAGTTGCTCGCGGAGGAACAGGGTCAGGATCTCGCGCGCCAGGTTTCGGACGACATCGGTGAGCTTGGTGGCGTTGAGGATCGCGTCCTCGAGGGAAGCGCCGAACGCGTTGCCGAAGTCCAGCGCCAGGGCCTTTTCCTTTTCGAGGAGCGGGATCTGGCGGCGCATCGACGCGTCGAGCTTTTCGCGGGCCTCGATGGTGTCCTGGATGACCTTGGGGTCTTTCTGGTCGAGCTTGGACAACTCGAAAAGTTGTTTCCGGTAATCGTTGGCCTGTTTGCGTACGTCGGAGAGCTTCTCGGAATTGTCCTTGAACGAGGACGCGACCATGACGTCCTTGAGCGTCTCGGCGTTTTTCTTTTCCAGGTCCGCGAGCTTTTGCTGCATGGCCTGGAATTTGGCGTTGGCCTGGGTCGTTTTCTCGAAGGCCTTGGTCTCCGCATCGAGACGCGTGACCGTGTCGATCGAGTTGGATTTGGAAAACCTGTTGAGCGCCTCCGCCTCCTGGCGGAGCATTTTTATCTGGGTCGCCTCGTCGGCGGCCGCCAGGGCCGCGGCCTTCTTCGCATCGGCGAGACGCTTGCGGGCCTCGGCGACCTTGTCGTCGAATCCGGCGTCCTTGCTGCGCGCGACCTCGTCGGGGGTCTCGAGCTTGGCCAGGCCGGAGAAATCGTCCTTGGTGCCGGTGAGCCGGTTGGCGAGCATGGCGGCGCCGACGCCGACCGATTGCGCGACGCGAACGCCAAAGCCGACGACGCTGGCCGTGGTTCGATCGACCCAGTTTTTTGCGTCGGCCATGTTTTTCCGGAGCGTGACGATCGAGTCGAGGGCCTGGGGATCGACTCCGCGGATGTTCTCGACGTTTTGGATGACGTCGCGGATCTGCCGGACGACGGCCTTGGTCGCGTTCTCGACGCCGATGAATCCGAGCGCGAGCTTGGCCCCTGGCTCCGTCCAGGACTTGCTCGAGCGCGCGATCTGCCGGTCGAGCTTGTTAAACTCCTTCATAAACTGCGTGGAGTCCGCGGTGATGAAGGCGGCGAGCGTGCCGATGGAACGGGTGGCCATGATGGGAAGGAGTTAGCCGCGGGCGGCGGGATTTTTGACGATGCGCTTGAGTGCTTGCTGGATGCCGGCGGAGACGCCCTCAGCCAGTCCGGCCGCGACGGCCTCCTGGGTGGTCAGCACGGCCGGCCGCATGAAGGGCTTGGGACGGACAAACGTGGTGGCGTTGAAAGTGCCCTTGCGGCGCGAGGTTCCCTTAGCGCTCGCCAGGTTGGATCCGGTCGAGGCGGTCGAGTGGTGCCCGAACTCGACCAGGTGCGCGTAGTTGGCCGGCTGGTTGGCCCCGCGGCGGTCGGCGTTCTTGCCGAGCTTCTTGCCTCGGGAATAGTACCCGCGCGCGGGGCCAACGATGGCGTACGAATCGCCGCTCCGGCTCTTTTTGACGACGACGTCGATGGACGCGCGGAGCGCTCCGGTGCGAACGCTCCTGGACGCGTAACTCTTCGCGGCCGCGATCATTGGCTTCGCGGCGCGGCGGACCGCGACGGCCATGACCTTTTTCTGGGTCTCCTCCGGCAGTTGCCGCAAGGTCGCGCGGATCTCGTCTAATCCGGTGAGCTTGAATTTAACAAACGAACTAGCCACGGGCGTCCTTTCCGGACAGGCCGAGGCCGGCGGCGAACCGTTGCTGGCTCGCCTTGACCTTCTCGGCCTCGTACTTGGCGCGTTCTTTGTCGGACATCGGGAGGAAGTCGCGGATCTCGAAAGGCTCGTCGTCGGGTCCGCGGTGGGCGTTTGCTAGGATGCACGCGAGGAGGGCGAACCGCTGGTCGGCTCGCCGCTCCTTGCGCTCCCACGCCGAAACGAGCGACTGGTACTCGATCGGCGTGAGGTCCTCGAACTCACTGCGGGTGAGGTTTAGCTCGACGCGGGCGAAGACCCAGGCGTCGAGCCACTGGCGTTTTTTGGTTCAGCGGTTGCCGCGTTTACAGCATCCGCGAGGGCGTTGCCGATTTGCCGGACGACCTCGGACTTGACGGGGATGTGACCCGCCAGGTCCTCGGGGCTCGGGAAGTCGGCTGCGTCCTCCGGCACCAGGCACGCCCAGGTCCAGGCGACCAGGGCAGCGTAGGCCTTCCGAGGCTTGGACAGGTCGCCGAACTCGAAAGGAGCCGGCAAAGTGCCCATGCGGAAAAGCGCGCGCTGCGTGAACGCGATGGAGCGCTCGCGATCGAGTTGGACCTTGAACGTGACGGGCGTGGGCATGGCTTACGGCGTGAACGTGTGCGACGACGACGCGGCGAACGTGAAGGAGGCCTCGATGAGGCCGCCAGGCGTCAGGGCGCCGGTCTTGAAGGACGTGACCTGGCCGGCGAGCGCCCACTGGGCCGCGCCCGCGTCGGGGAGGATCAGCGTGAGGAACTTGTCGGCGCCGGAGTCGGCCGCGCCGATGAGCCAGGCGTGCGCGGTGTCGGCCGGATCCAGGAGGACGCGGACGTCAACGGAAGCCGGCTCCTTGAGCGTGGTGGCGTACGTCTTGGTCTGGCCGCTCGAGTCGTGCGTGGTCGTCTCGGCGCGGTCCCAGTTGCCGTTGTCATAAGTGACCTCGGCGGCCTGGGGGATGGTGGTGGTGGGGGAGGCGGAGTCGCCGTACTTGAGGACGACGCCCTTGGCTTTGATTTTGGACATGGCTGGTGCTGGTTGAGGGTTGGATCAGACGAGAAAATCGACGTCGGCACGGTGGAGATCGACGACCTCCTCGTACCCGCTGCGCTGGTCCTGGACGATCGGCGTGTCGCCGTTGTCGAGCGTCACGTTGTCCAGGTCGGCCGTGACGGCGTCGCGGAGCTCGAGGGCGGCCGCGAAGGTGGTGGCGAAGCAAGAGAACTGGAAAAGCCGGTTGGCGACCTCGAAGGTGCCGGTGAGCGTGTTGGCCGGATCGAGCGCGACCTGGTGGAAAACAACGTACGGCCGCGCCGCCAGGTTGGGCGCGATCTCGGGATAAACGCGCGCGGTGGATCCGGAGCCGACGATGGCCGCGGTGGCGCTGGTCGGATCCGAAAGGCGGGCGAAGATGGACGATTGCGCGGACATTATTGGGCGCTCGAGCGGCGGAGGGCTTTGAGGTCCGAGCGGATCTCGATGAGGATGTCGTGGTCGGCCGCGATCTTGTCCTCGATGGATTTGATCCGGACCTCATGCGCCGCCAGGGTGCTCGCCTGGCTCGCGACCTCGGCCTTCACCAGGGTCCAGGCCGCGACGCCGGCCGCGACGATGGCCAGGAGCGAAAGGATCGTGCCCCAGGTGGTTTTGACGGGCCGGTCGGAGTGAAGGAATGGGGCGTTGGTGGTCGGGTTCATTTGCGGGCGAGCTCGGCCTCGTATCGGGTGATGGTGAGCAAAGCGTCGGAGACCCATTGCGGGGCCGCCTGGGCCGCGGCGCGGAAGTCGGGGCGCTCGATGAGGCCCTTGGTCGCGTCGCGGTGCTCGATGACCGGCGTGGACGGCATCGAGGCGCAGCCGCTAAGGCTTATGGCTGCCAGGAGGAGGAGGTTGGCACGCTTCACGGATCGCTTGCTCGTTGCGTTGGTCCTTCGCGGTCTGCTCCGCGGCGATCGCCTGGTCCTTTTTCCAGCCGGTCAGGATCTCGAGGAGCTTGGGCAGCGCCGAGACGACCGAGCCGAGGAAACCAAGGATCGCCGCGAGCATCGACTCACTCGGCCTTGAAGGACTTGTTTTCGACGCCGTCGTCCAGGAGGTCGCCGACGCGGTTGACGACGTCCTTGAGGATCGAGGACGCCGCAAAGACGACGATGCCGACCTGGGGACTGACAAACGGGATCGCGCCGAGGCCGGCGACGACGCCAGTGACTTTGCCGATGAGGGCGAGGTACTTGAGGACGTTGGTTTTGTTCATGGTGGTCAGAATTTGACGAGGTAGCGGGTTTGCTGCTCGTCGGCTGAAAGGTGGATCTCGCGGCCGGACTGGGGCTCGATGAAGACCTGGCCGTATTCGGTGAGGGCCAGGACGATCGCATGGCCGGCGGTGCCGCCGTTGGGGCGGTACCAGTACTCGGCCAGGGCGAGGGATTGCGCCGCGTCGGACCGGCCCCAGGTGGCGGTGAAGTGCCGCACGTTGGCCAGGGCGACGTAGAAGGAGGCGAAATTGTCGCAGTCGAAGGTCGGCTCCCAGTGGACGACGCCCTGGCGGAAGAGCGTCTCCTTGTAATCGGCATAAAACACGTCGAGCCAGGCGCGCGTGACCTGGTCGTACGTGTCGTCGGCGGTATGTACGGGAAATCCGACTTGCTCGATGACCTCCTGGCACGTCAGGACGCGACCCGTATTTAATACGGGCCGAGGCGCGCGACGGAAAATGCGGTCCAGGAGGTTCACGGTTTACTTGCTGGCGTCAGGGGCCGGAGCCGGAGCGGGCGCCGGCTGGTTCTCCTGGTTGGCGATGGCGACGACGGCCGCCATGACCTCGGCGTACGTGTACGTCTTGCCGTCCACGGTGACCGTTTTGTCGGATCCGGTCGGCCAGGAGACTTGCGTCCAGGGCTGGCGGAAGGACTGGCCCTCGACGGTGACGACCTTCTCGAAGAAGGCCTGGACCTGGCCGGAGGCGGGGTCGCACTGGATCCGTACCAGGGACTCGGAGACGGTTGGATCGGAAGCGGCGGCGGCCAAGCCGACGACCGCGAGGAAGAGAGCGAAGCGAGTTTTCATGGTCCGGTGTAAAGAGTTGGTTACTGCATCGAGGCTACATTTATAGCTGAAATGACTTTGGCACTGAGCCACACTTCATGCGTCGGCACTGTCCCTGGGACCTGGGTGTCGTTACAGGTCGCCGTAACACGAAGCACGTTGTCGGACGGGCACGAATACGTGAGGGTGATGGCCGTGCCCGAGGAGTTGGTGCGGATCGTGGTGAAATTTCGGACGCCGAGCGTCGTTAGTTGTTGGAAGTGGATCATTTCGTTAATCGCTCCTTCGCTGCCGCTGTAACTGTTTTGATTAGTAGCGACTACTTCCAGCGTTCCCTTTTTCCAGCTATACGTCGGGCTGAAAGTGATGTCGATTGAGACGCTGGTGCTGGTCGTCGCACTGTCTCCGGACGACTTGGAAAACTCGGCGATTTGCGGGATGTTTACCGAATAGCCATTGCTTGAAGTACCTTTAAGTACGCGGACTCCGGTCGTGGTTGTGTTTCCGCCTATGTTGACCGAGCCGGCAACGCCCATACCGCCATTAACAACCAAGGCGCCGGTCGTGGTGCTGGTCGATGCGGTAGTACTGTTTACGGTGGCGCGCCCCGAAAAAGTCGCGGATTGATCGGTGCCAAAAGTCGCAGACAGCGTGTTGTTGGTAAAAATTTTTACTGGCTGCGCAGCGTTAGTAGAGAGAGCCAAGGGCGTTTGATACGCCGCTTGAAGCATTGAGTAAGCACCGGAAATGTCGCCCGCAGCGTAAGCCGAACCCGTGACCGTCAATCCGGCCGCATAGGAACTTCCCGCCGTGTTTATTACCGAGATTCCAGACGCGAGATAATTTGCGCTGGCCTTGCTCATCGTTAGGCCGTTTCCATCCCGATAAAAGCTTGTATCTGTACCGAACCCGATGCCCTTGGTGCTGCTGCCGCTGGTGTCGGTGAGTTGGAGCTTTCCGTTTCCTGAGCTAAGTGTCCCTCCTCCGACCAGGACGTCTCCGGAGGCCGTCACGTTGAGCAGATCGTCGGCACCAAAAAATCCAAGGCCGAGGTAATTGCTGGAGCTTCCGTCGGCGGCGTGGTGATAAATGATCGTCGCCTCGTTTTTCGCTGAATCGTTCTTTCCGAAAAACAAGTTTACCTGTTGGCCAGCGGTAATCGAACTGGCGCGAATTGCCATTGCCGTCCCACTGGTCGAACGATCAAAAGAACTTGTACCATTAACTTGTAGTTTCTGACCGCTGTCCGTGGTCGTGCCGAGAAGGAGATTGCCACTCTCATTGATTCGCATCCGCTCGGTCGGCGTAGTCGCACCGGAACCGGAACCCTTGGTCAGGAAAGCGATTGCATTGGAGTAATCCGTTGCGCTGTTGGTTCGATAGGTGCGAATTGAAGCCGTCGAATCGTCGCTACCAACGATGAAGTTGATTCCAGCATACCGCGTATTGTCGCCGCCAGTATCGGTTACGTTTTTGATCGCCGCGACAGCGGCTCCAGATGCCACGTTGTCTTGCACCAACAATCGACCATAACCATCAGAGGTCGTGCCAATAAGTAAGTTACCGTTGCTGCTGAAGCGTCCACGTTCAGTAGGTGTGCTCGTGTATGTATTGTTGGCATTGGTATAGAACGCCAAACTGGATGCCGTGTTGCCGCTACTAATCGCTGAAATTGCGGCTGGGCTTGCATTGCCAGTCGTGTTGAACGCTTGGAAATATATCGCAGCCTGTTGCAGCGTAGCATTGTTCTGAGTAGACAGAACCAAATGGCAGTTGTTATTGCTGATCGATGTCGCGGCCAGCAAAGGATTGTACACATCAACCTTTGACTGCGGGCTGGTCGTGCCGATTCCTAGGTTTCCGCTGGTATCCAATCGCATCCGCTCCGACCCGCCCGAATATAATGTTTGGAAAACGTAGGATTGCGCCCCAATCAATCTTTGCTCTCCGGTGCCGCTGTTGTAAGTCAAACCACCGACAAGCGTTCCAGCGGAGTCTGATAATCCTGCCTTAATCTGATAGCCGAATTGACCAGTAGATGAGCCTGTAACGGTCGCGTAAGGGAGCGTATCAAGCACCGCCAGTTTGCTGACTCCGCTGGTGTCTCCAATGCCCAGCTTCCCCGACACGCTGCTCGTCCCCGTTCCGTTGACGGTCAGGTTTCCGCCGAACGTGCCGGCGCCGGACAGGTTGACCGACGTGCCGGTGGCCGCGCCGATGTTGGGCGTGACCAGGGTGGGCGAGTTGGAAAGGACGTTGCTGCCAGATCCGGTCGAGGTCGTGACGCCCGTGCCGCCGTTCGCGACGGCCAGGGTGCCCGTCACGCCGGTCGTCAGCGGGAGGCCGGTGGCGTTTGTCAGCGTGACGGCCGACGGCGTGCCTAGGTTTGGCGTGACCAGGGCCGGCGAATTGGAAAAGACGACCGAGCCGGTGCCGGTCTCGTCGGTGACGGCCGCCGCCAGGTTGGCGCTCGATGGCGTCGCCAGGAACGTCGCGACGCCAGTGCCGAGGCCGGTGATGGATCCGACGGCCGGCGTGATGGTGACGTTGGACGCGGCCGTGACCAGGCCCTTGCCGTTGACCGTGAAGGTGCCGGCCTGGGTGGCCGATCCAAACGTGCCGACGTTGGCGTTTACGGTCGCCAGCGTGGTTGCGGTCGATCCGGCCGTGGTCGAGACGTCGCCGGTAAAAGCCGGCATCCGGAGCGCGGAGACCGTGCCGGTCAGTTGCGAGGCGTCGATGCTCTTATTGGTCAGCGTCTCGACGCCGGCCAGGGTCGCAACGGTGCCGGAGGTCGGAAGCGTGACGCTCGAGTTGCCGGTGACGGTCAGCGTGGTCGAATAAGCGCCGGAAAAGGTGACGTTGCCGCCCAGGGTGAGCGTCTTGCCCGTGTTGGCGACTCCCGTGCCGCCCTGGGCGCCGGAAACGATGCCGGTGATGCCGCTGGCCGGCGCGCTGGTGGCCGTGATCGAGCCGGTGCCGGAGGCCGACAGGGCCTTGCCGTCGCCGATGACCAGGGACTCGGTGATCGCGTTGGTGCCGTCGGAGACTTTCTGGACGTTCTTGGGCTGCTGCGCAAATGCAGTCGCGGCGAGGACCAGGGCGGAGAGGAAGCGGGTGATCTTCATGGTCAGGCGTTGGCGGGGACGGTGAAGCGGAGGAACTGCCAGGCTGTGCCGTCGAAATAGAACTCGGCGACCAGGTCGTCGCCGCTCGAGTCGGTGACGTAGGAGGTCAGGAGCGCTCCGCCGGCCGTCGCGTTGACCCATTGCAGGGTGATGCCGGAGGTGGCCGGCAAGTTGACGCGGTGAAGGACGACGGTGCCGGCGACCGGCGTGCTCGAGGTCGCCAGGATAAACTTGCGGGTCGTGGATCCAGCGCCAGTGACGGTCGTGACCTCGGTGTGTCGGAGCGCGATGACGCCTGGCGTGATGGTCGTGTTGCCGCTCGCGTTGCTCGAGGCGGTGTACCCGAACAGGCCCTTGACGAGCTCCTCGAGGAGCAAGCCGGCGCTCTTGTCGGTGCCGGTGCCGTCCGAGTTGTACAGGTACAGGCCGTCGGCCTTTTTCAGATTTGCGCCGGCCTTGGGATTCGCGGCGAGGATGGCGGACAGTCGTGAGCTCATGTTGAGGCCTCCAGGAGGAGCGGCGTGTCGTCCTCGAGCGTGAGGAACTCGTTGCCGGATGTGCCCTCCAGGAGGAGGACGTCGATGCCCGCGCCGATGGTCTGGTTGACGCCGCGGCACGTCAGATCGAGGAAATGACGCCGGCCGAGCTCCTCGAGAGGCGGGATGATCTCGAAGACGTTGTTGCCGTTCACCAGGCGCCAGTAGTTTTGCACGTCCAGCCGGTGACGGATGCGGAAAATGACCAGGTCGATCGCTTGCTTGTCCTCGGCCGCGAACGTGCGCTGGCCGGTCTGGGCGCGCTTGCTGGCCCATACGGTCGCGACGTTGACCCATTGCGTGACCCAGGCCCCGTTCTCGTCGCGCCCCTGGTAAGGGGCTTGCAACGTCACGCGACGGTCCAGCCGGCCAGGATCGGTCGAGACGGCCTGGCGGCGCGCGGCGTTGTTGTATTGCAGGGCCATAACGGGGTCAGGCGAGGAACGCGACGCGGTGCATCGCGATCAGTGCGTCGAGGTGGTGCGGGACCTCCTGGACGCCGTCTCCGGTGACGGGGAGCCGGTTTTCGTACCAGTGCGCCGCCAGGTACAGGAGCGCGAGGCGGATGTCCTCGGGGACCGAGGCGGCCGTGGGGCCGAAGCCGCAAGTGAACTGGATGCGGATGGCGCCAGGGAAGGATCCGACTGATGGCCAGGATGCGTCCTCGTTGAGCCAGAGGCGGCCGAACGTGGTGGCGACGCCGACGCTGCCGAGCGTGTAGTTGCTCGAGGCGAAGGATTGCTCGGCCCCGCTCTCGTCGAGGTAGTGGAAAGCGTCCACACTCTGGAGCGGAGCGCGAGCAAAGCGGATTTCACGGCCGGCGGCCTGGCCGGTAAAACGGGACATCGACGGCGCCAGGCCGTACTCGAGGCCGAACTGTCCCTGGCGGATCGGGAGGTCGTCAAACGCGACTTGCCAGGTCTGGTTGACCAGGCAGAGGCCGGTGATCCGCTCGAAGTACTTGCGCGCGGACTTGAGGACGAGCGTGACGTACGCGGCGTCGTCGGTGCTCTCGAGCTTGAGCGCTTGCTGGACCTCGGAGTCGTTTACGGTCCAGGGCTCGACGGCGGGGCCGGAGACCAGCGTCAGGCGCGGCGGATCGACCGTCGCCGGACCGCGGAAAATGGTGTTGAGGTTCACGGTCAGGCCTTGGTCCGGCGGGACTTGGCGGCGGGCTTGCTCGAGGCAGTCTCGGCAGCCGGCGCGGCCTCCGCGGTTTCAACGGAAAGGGGCCGAGCGGGCGCGGGTGCGTCGTTCTCGACGACGTGACGATGCGCGCGGCCGGCGAGGATGAGGTCGCGGGCTTGCTCGGGGGTGACGGTGTCCTCGCCAGGCACGGCATCGACCGCGACGACCTGGTGCTCGGCGAACGAGCGACCAAAACCGAAACAGGAGCCAGTGATTTTGATATGGTGCATGGCGAGGGAGCGTCGGGAAATTGAGCCGGCCGCCGAATAGCGACGGCCGGCTGTTGCGTTCAGTTGGTCAGGGGTCGGCGCCTACTTAGGCGGCGATGTCCTTGATCGCGGCGAACGAGGCCGGACGAACGATGCCGGAGCTCACGTAAACCGAGGCGCTCAGGCGGTAGAGGCCCTGGATGCCGATGGTGGCATCGCGCAGGAGCTCCAGGTTCACGCCGGACCAGTAGCCGATGTAGAAATCGGACCAGTTGCCGAAGATCAGCGAGGACAGGGTGCTCGAGGAGCCCTTGGTCAGGTTGCTCGGGACGGAAGTGGTCGTGAAGGCGTTGTAGCCGTTCACTTCGTTTCCGTTCTGCCAGATCATGTTCGAGTCCGTCGCGGTCGTGTCCGACGGCGTGCTCTTGCCGCGGCGGGTCTGCTTGGCCTGGCCGCGAACCTTGGGGTTCGTGACGTAAGCGAGGGAGCCGATGTCGGCGTCCACGTTGGCGACCGCGGTTTCCAGGTTGACCCAGTCAGGGAAGACCTGGGCCGCGCCGTTCGCGTTGGTGCCGCTGGTGGTGTTCGCGCCGCCGGCATAGATCGCGCCGATGCCGCTGGTGCCGAGGAGGCCCGCGATCGCGCCGCTCGAGCCGCTGCCGTTAATCATGTCCTTCTGGACGATCGCGGCGAGTTGGCTGGCGACGTTGTTGCGGACGACGGCCTCGATGTTCGCCGAGGACTGCATGAGCAATTGCTCGGAGATGTCCACGTAAGCCGGATACCGGCTCGGGGTCAGCGAGAGCATCGCGGTCGTGGGCGACAGGGCCGCGGCCGAGGCGTTCTCGGTCTTGGCGGTCGTGTCGGTGTCCTTGACGTAGCGCGGGAAGTTGACGTTGCCGCGGAGGCCCTCGAGGACGGTCGCGCCGGCCTGGGCGAGGACGAGCTTGGCGTAAAACGCGTCGAGCAGACCCATCGGGGTCGTCGCGACCGTCATTCCGCCCTGGTCGCCGGCCGTGCTGGTCGTGCCGGTCGCGGACATGGCGGTGCGGGCCTCGCGGGCGAGGATCGCGGAGCGGTCCTGGCGGCGGACGAGGATGCGGGGCAGCGTGATGCCGCGGGCCGAGGGGATGCCGGCCTCGAAGGCCTCGCGGGCGCCTTCCTGGGCCATTTCCTTCTCGATGCCGTCGAGCACTTCGCCGTTGATGCCGGCGGCGGCGCGCAGCGCCTTCGCCAGGTCGAAGCGGGCGACCTCGCGCTCTTCCTTGGCGGAGAGCGTCGGAGCGGCCGAGCTCGCGAGCGAGAGGGCCTTGGCGCCGCGCGTCAGCGCCTCGTCGATGCCGCGGATCTCGGTCTCGAGCGAGTTGAAGCGCTGGTTTTCGTCAGCCGTGAGGCTGTCCTTGTGTGAAAGGGCGACGAGGTCCTTGTACTTCGCGCCCCGCTGTTCGTTGAGCTCTTTGATTTTTTGAGCGTTCATGTGGTGTCGGGTTGCCCGTTTAGGGCATGGGTGAAACGGGAGGGACGGGAAGTAACCGCAGACGCCGCTCCCTTTGCTCGGCGTTAGCGGAAGTGTTGGGGGTGGCCGCGCGGGCCTCGGCGACTTTCGCCTTGGCGCGCTCCACCAGGTCGGGGTTGACGGTCGTGCCGTTGGTCGCGAGCCAGGCCGTGAGCTCGGCAACGGCGGCCGCGGACTCCTTGAGCTCGCGCTCGGCGTAATCCTTGAGGGCGCCGGTCGCGCTCGTCTCCGGATCCTGGATGCAGCGGAGGTAATCCATCGCGTCGGCGAGCTCGTCGAGCTCGTCGCACAGGGCGTCGGCGGCGTACCGCGCGTCGCACGTCATGCTCGGGTCGTACTCGGCGTCGGTGTACGCGTACAGGCCGCGGCGGGCGGCCTTGCGCTCGAGCGAGCGCTCCGCGGTGAGCTCGGAGCCAGGATAAGCGGGAAACGCGACGGGGTTGACCGTGTACAGGCGCGCGGAGGTGATGGTCCGGATGTCCTTGCCGTCGCGCTTCTCCCAGGAGTCGCCGCCCGCGTTGAGGTTAAACTCGAAGGAGGTGCCCTTGATGATGCCGCGCTCGGTGAGCGTGACCAGGTCGCGGCCGGCCTGGGTGTCAGGGACGAGCGCGCGCCAGGTGATTCCGCGGTCGCTCGACTCGATGGTCAGGTTTTCGCCCAGGCGCGCGAACGCGCAGAGCGGGTCGTCGGTGTGGCCGGCAAACGCCATTTGGTCGGCGTCCTCGGCGAGGGAGCGCTTGAAGGCGTCGGGCGCGATGCGCTCGATGAAGGGCTGGCCGCGGTTGACGCCGCGGTCGCGGAGCTCCTGGGAGTCGGCGTTGTACGGGATCTCGCCGACCAGGGCGGCGATCGCGCCGGCTTTCTTTTCCTCGTCGGTGACCTGGCGGAGCTCGATGCCGCCCTGGCGTGCGCGTAATTCGCGGGATTTCATGTTTCGTTCTCCTTGGTGCCGGCGGTGGGATCCGGAGCGCCGACCAGCGCGGGTTGCGCGGCGGCGTTGTCGGGCTGCAAATTGGCGGGGACGTACCGGAGATTCGCGGGACCGTCGGGGAGCTCGAGGTACCCGAACGCGTGCCGGATCTCGTTGCTCGTCGCGGCGCCGGCCTCGAAAAGGGTTTTGAAGTACGCGGCCTGGTCGTTGGGGGTGCCGGCCAGGAGCTCGGTGAAATCGAAGCGGAAGTGATAGCCGGCGAGCTTCTCCTCCTTGGTGAGGAGCGCGCGGTCGAGCTCCTGCTCCCAGTTGCGCGCCCAGGGCTTGAGGGTCAGGTTGACGAAGCCCAGCATGAGTTGCTGGATGCCGGTGCCCCAGGAGCTCGTCTTTTCTGTGTTGCCCAGGAGGACCTCGGGGATCCGAAACCAGCCGGCGATTTCACTGCGCTCGTACGAGCGAGAGAGGAGGAGTTGCGCGTCCTCGTTGGTAAAGCCGGCGTTCATCCACTCGACGCCGCCAAAAAGGAACGGGGTCTTTCCGGCGTTTTGGGCGCCGCCGTACGTTTGCTGCCAGACCTGGAGAAACTCCTTGGCCTTCTCCGTGTTCATTTGGGCCGGCCCCTTGAGGATGCCAGGCTGGCGGTTTCCGTTGTTGAACGTGCGCGCCGTAAATTCCTGCATCGTGAGCGCGAGGCCCAGGGACTCGCGGAGCGCGCGGATCGGAGAGACGCCGAAAAAGCCGTCGGTCGAGAGGCCGCGGAGGTGCAGGACCTCCCAGGGCTTCAACTCCTCGCCCTTGTAGCGGTACAGGATCGCGCCGTCGTAATCGCCAGTCGCGATCGCACGGGGCTGGACCTTAAACGGCAGCATCGGGTCGAGCGCCTCGACCTCGAAGTAACCGTTGCGGCGGATCCGCACGTACGCGTTGCCGCCGAGGCAGAGGCACGCCATGCAGAAATTGCGGAAGCGGAAAGAGGACTGGACCGCGTTGGGTTCGTGCCCGACCAGGAAATACAGCGGATGATCCTTTGCCGGCTCGGCTCCGCGCGTCGTCTTGCGCATGAGGCGGAGCGGCGGGGTCGCGAGGGCGTTGCCGAGGATCTGGACGCACGCGCCGAACGTCGCGACGGTGAGGGCCGAGTTTTCGTTTACGATCGAGCCGGCCTTGGACTGCGTGCCGAAAACCTGGAGGAGCCACTCAGCGGGCTCGGTGAAGGTCGAGGTGCCGCTCGAGCGTTGCTCGCGACCGGAAACGCCCATCGCGCGCGCGGTCCGCGCGGAGAGGTCAGAAACTAAGTCGCGAGATTTTGACCAAAGGCCCACGCGACTATTGCGGGCACTCTAAAAAATCGCCGGCAAAACTTCGCGTCGGACAAATACTGACAGACCGTGACAAATGGCGACAGACCGATCAGGCCGCCGCGCAGCCGGCATTATTACGCGGCCGCACGCGGAAACTGGGGTTGTGCTCGAGCCAGGAGAACACGTCGGCCGGCCGCGCCATGCCGGCGACGAAAAGCCGTTCGCCGCGGAGCTCGGTCTCGCGTCGGACCGCGCGGAAGTAATCGGGCGAGAGGCAGAGGCCGTACCGAGCGCAAATCGCCTCGGCGAGCTCTTTGGGTGGGAGGTATTTTTCGGACGTTGTCATGGGGTCAGCCGAACAGGATGCCAGGCGTGCCAGGCGCCTCGGCGGCGATGTTTTTGAGGGCGAAGATGAGCGCCGCGAGGGCGTCGATGTTCTTGTCGCGGCCGTGGCGGGGCTTCGCGACTTTGCAAAGGTCGTTCGTGTGCGAGGTGATCTTGACGGCGTTAGTCGCCATCCAGGCGGCGATCGGGTTGCCGTCGTGCTCGAGGAGGCCGGACTCGAGGAGTCGCTCGAGGTCCAGCGTCGGGCCGTTCAAGTGGACGAGGGTCTGGGGGACTTGCATGAGGGTCAGGCCGTGATTGTCCTGGAGGCGCTGCGCGAGCTCCGCCGCCGCCGCGGGATCGTAGTTGAGCGACTGGACTTTCGCGCGCTTCGCCAGGTCGGCGATCTCGGCCTCGACCCGCGCGAAGTCGGTGACGTTGCCGTCGGTGACGGTCAGCCAGCCGGCGCGCTCCCAGGCCGCGATCGGGATGCGGCCCTCCCTGGCGCGCTGGTCGAACTTGCTGCGCGGGTACCAGTGCCGCCAGGAGACGCGGACGCGGCCGTCGGGCGTCCTGGTGGCGATGCAGAGGGAGGTGAAGTCGCCTCCGCCGCGCGCCAGGTCGAGGCCCAGCCAGACCTCGCAGCCGGCAAAGTCGGCCTCGGTGTGCTTGTGCTGGCACGCGCGCCAGCGCTCGGGCGAGATCCAGGACTCGTCCGCCGCGTCGAGCCACTGGTTGAGCCGGTACCGGCGGAAACTTGCCTCGTCTCCTGGTGAGATCCGCGCGGCCTGGACGTCGCGCGCGAAATCCGCGGGGTCGATCGTGATGCCGAGGGATGGGTTGGCCTTGGCCCAGGTTTTCGGATCGAGCCAGTCGTCGGTCGGGTCGGCCTCGCGGAGGTACGGGAAAAATGCCAGGTCCTCGACTTTGCCCTCGCGGACCTGGCGGGCGTATTCCCAGCGCTCGCCGCAGATCGAGTCGCGGTCGGCTCCGGCGGTGGTGATCTGGATGAGGAACGGCTGGCGGCGGGCCGCTCCGGCGTACCGGAGGGCGTCGGACAGGCGCCGGTCCGGTTGCGCGTGGAGCTCGTCGAAAATGGTGGCGTGGGCGTTGATGCCCTCCGCGCGGAAGGCGTCGGCGGAGAGTACTTGGTAAAACGAGCCGGTCAGGGGCGCGACGATCCGCTTGCGCGACTCGACCAGGGTGAGACGGGACGCAAGGGCCGGCGCGGCCTTCGCCATTGCCGCGGCCTCGCGGTAAACGATGCCGGCTTGCTCGCGGTCGGAGCCGGCGCCGTAAACCTCCGCGCCGGCCTCGTTGTCGGCCGTGAGAAAGTACAGGGACAGGCCGCCGCAGAGGGTGGACTTGCCGTTTTTCTTGGGGATCGCGATGAAGGCCTCGCGGAAGCGCCGCCGGCCGTCGGCTCGTTTCCAGCCGAACAGGGGCTTGACGACCTCGTCGCGTTGCCAGTCCAGGAGCGCGAAGGACTGGCCGGCCCACTGCCCTTTTGAGTGCCGGAGGAACTTGGCGAAGAAAGTGACGACGTGCTCCGCGGCGACCTCGTCAAAGTAACAGCCGGCGGCGACCGCTTGCTCGTCGGCCGCGGACCGTACCCATTTTTCGGTGACGGCGTCGGCCTTCATGCGTTGAGCGCCGGCTTGCCGGCCAGGAAAGCGTCGAACGGATCGACCGCGGCGGGCGCCTGGTTGCCCTTGACCTTCATGCGCGCGGACGGCGTCGCGCCGAACTCGACCTGGTACCGCTGCATGGTCGCCAGGGCGGACTTCGCGATCCGGCTGGCGGGGTTGACCATCGGGACGCCGTTGGGGCCGGCGATGATCGGCCCCTGGCGCTCGAGCTCGCGGTTGGCCTTGAGGTACAGGGCGATCGCCTCCGCCCAGGTCGCCAGGGCGTCAGCGTCGGACGTCGCCAGGACGCCGGCCGGCGCCAGGGTGGCGCAAAGCCGGTCCCATTCGCGCTTCGCCTCCTTGGTCAGCGTCCAGGGCGGGATCGGTTGTCCTGGTGGCATGACGACGCCCTCGACGATCTCGCGTTTTGAACGATTGCCGGTCAGTTTTCGGACTGCCGCGGGAATTGGTTTTCTGCCCATGTTTCGGGAAATCTTCGAATTTTGCGGAATTGCGCGTTGTGG